CTTGGAGGTGCCTTCTATCCGCTATAAGTAAAAATTTGCGGGGAAGGGATCTGCTAGGTGCATCATAACTTATAAGTCATGGATGGTAGAAGAAAAGGTATCCCGTTTAGGGGCCTCTATTAAGATCTTCGATATCTTCAGTGAGTTGCTGTTTGATATCGTCAACGTCTTGGATGAGATCGCGATCTCGGTGTTGAAAGCCAAAATCGTAATTAATCAGTCCATTTGTAATGTTAAAGCCGCTTTCTCGATTGATAGGCTTAGTAAGCACAATGTCATAGGTAACCCACAGCTGTCCTGCTTCGAACTGGGCTTGAGACCCAGTGGCGAGGACTTCCAACCTAGCGAAATCGTAAAGACGATGGTCTCCGATTAGTGATGGATCAGAAATTTCTTTCTGGCGTGTGTTCCATAGATTATATGGGCTTTCTGTAGGGTTACATTCTAGCGCGTGCATCTGATTGCTGCTTGGCTTCTCGGAAGTTGAAAAGTAAGAGTTCAGTGCTACTTGCAACGAAGAGTAATATGGGTTGTTTACGTTGTACTGAGTGGCCATGGTTATAGAACCTAAGGCGCTGTTTGTCGAAGAAACAGCGTTCCCACAAGTGGAAACCAGCTCGAATACACAGCCCATTATCTTGTACTGTTGGAAGTGACGCGCAAGTGAATGCAACCAGGGAAAAGTTCGAGAATCACCTGGATTAATACTGAAGATAGAGTTAGAGACAACGTTACCCCTTTCGGTGAGAACCGTATTGATAAACTCTCTATGCCGAACCCTAGTGGATCCGTTGTCATTATGCATGAGCGGAACGGATGGTGAAAGGGTGGGAGAGACAATACTGTTCTGGGAAACGTCGTATCCAAGGCTCTTGGTGTCCAGCGAATAATCACCTGTGCCGGTGAGAGCTTTGAAAATGGAGGCAGCGGTGCCCCCAATTCCTGGTATGAGACGGAGAAGTTGCGGTGCAACACGTTTAAAAACGGAGGTCTTCTTCTTTTGTTGTTTGGGACGCGCCCCTCCGCGTTTGGAGCGGGGGCGTCGGCTTGACTTCTTTGGCATGAAATAGGTCGGTTAATTTTTGCAGACAGGGCGAGTGGGGATGTCAATCCACGTGTGAGTTTAGCTGGCTCACGCTTCACTGTAGTGTTGGTTTACAATCTATTGTGTCTAAGAGTACCGATCATTTTCTCCATGGATGGATGCAGCCAAAAGGATGCTAGCCCATTTGTTGATGCAAGATGAGCTTTTAAAAACGATTCTAGGTCTTCTATATCACTTTCACTGACTCCATAGGTACTCTCGTACCATTGGAATGTCTTGTCAGTGGGGCGTACTTCAGCGGTGGTAAGCTGATGATGTTGATTCGCCCAGGCATCTGAGGTGTTGGCTTGTTCTGCTCTAGAGCAGTAATATTCGTGGAACACCCGTACTATAGGCATATGCCTAGTATTTCCGAGTCCACCCAAGTTGCCTTTCATTCTACCTACGGCACAGTCTGTCATAACGCCTGTAGTCACACCCATCTTAGACAGGTGGTCCACCAAGTTCGGCATGAGAACGTGCGTTTCAATGGTCCTTTTGCCCTCTTGCACCTGACATGGCACAAAGAAAGCGGATAAATATGAGGGAACCTTACATGAAGCTAACTTGGGCTTGAGACCCAAATTGCTGAGAAAATTCTCTATGTAAGTTGTTAGTTCTGGGAGATCCTGTTCTGCGCATCCCTCATAAGCTATGGTGTTGTCGTCGCCTAGGGCAATCATCCACCAATTAAAGTTCTCAAATCTAGAATCGTTCCTGTAAAGGCTCTTGAAAGCGTTTAAAGCGCCTCCTAAAGCGGTGATGTTGATCAACGTGTTTCCCACAGAAGTGTTCTGGTCACCCGACTTGCGGGTCCAATTTACTTTGTAGGAGTGATACTTGCCATATCCGCTGGTTCTAGTTTGTTGTTGTAAAGCTGTCTTGATGTTATCGTTTAGATGCCCAGTCTCCTCGTAGTAGAGGTGTTCGATAAGACTGGCTCCTTCCCCTTGAGTGGAGTCAAACCTCGAAAAGTCATTCTCCAAGAACTTCCTGCCTTCACGCACATGGTAATCGTACC